TTGATGTAGCCGTTAATCCAGAAGAAGGGATAAACTTACTTATCCCAAACTTTACCTTACGGGCAAATAGTTTGTTAATTCCCTTAATCTTTGGAAGTGTTATTTTTTTGGTTGTCGGAGTATCGGTAGAAGCAGCCCCATCCCAAATAAGATTATTTGTCCCTTCTCCCAATTTACCCAAAGTCTTCCCGGCAGTTACAATGGTTTCATCCGCTCCGGCAAACCCCGCCATCCACTTTACCCCGTCAAAGATAGAACAATACCCATTGTCGTTTACAGCAACAGCCCTGTCACATTCGGTTGAACTGGAATTGGTCATTAAAGCCAATAACGTCTTATGCTGCCAAGTGAACATCGGGAAGGTGGAAGTACTGGCCGATCCGCTTTCAAAGGGCCAAATGACCCGGTCTATCATTGGAGATGCAAATGAGCTTGCCTGCAAGGTTGCTGGAACCCTGGCCCGGACGTATAGCGTTCCCCCAGCGGCAAATGTAAAGGCCACGCTCCCGGCACCACCACCAGTTCTGATTAGTGTTGACAGCTTAAATCCTGTCTTTAATTCGGCGGCAGTAAGATAGGTTATTGAACCCTTTGCTGTTGTAATGTCATCGGCTCTTGCGGTTGCGGCACTTCCCCAAGTTGACGGGTCTGTGTCAGTTCCTATTCCAACCTCAACCAATGTCGGGGCGGTTGCACCAAGTAATCCACCAGTACCGTCATCATTGTATCCCTGATATCCTATTTGGAATAGTCCAAGGTCAGCCGTTCCCGCGGCAAGTCCGGTTACCGATAGTGAAGTTGATGCTGTCGGGCCAGTGGTAATTACACCAGTTGATTGCTGGCTTCCATAAACCTCTATTTCTCCAATATCGAGTTTAAAATCACTCGCTCCCATTACTCCGTAAGATCCGGCGGAAACACGAACATCATATAGGTTTATTTTTTCTATTGCATAAGAACCACCAAGTGTATATCCCTTTACAATATTAACGTCCTTCCATACATCGTATCCTCCGCTGTTGTGAAATAGGATGTTAAAACTGTAAACAATACTTATCTTTGTAACCCCTTTTAGCGGCTCTTGTAGTAAAAACTGTGACCATCCCGCCACTTGTGGGATTTCGTGTGTTCCCCTGTCTTTGTCATATATTCCAACTGATCCGCTTGGGGTGTCAGCCAATAAAAAGCACCCGTTGAGAGATTGTATGTAGGTTGTCCTTACTGCTAACGCCTCCATTTGTGTCTGATGTATTGTCGGTGTGGGTACAGTGGTTGGATAAACAGGAGCGGCATCAGTGTCATAAACATCAGCGGCCTCGGTTAAAGTTATTACATCCCCAAACACATATCCCCCGCCATTTACCATTGTCCCACTTATCACGTTTGATGTCAAGGTTAGTTTTGTTGCACCCTTTAGGCTCACCCACCCCGGATTAGTGTCTGTATCCCAACCCGTAGCCGAAAGGTCAGTTGATATCTTAGACCCGTCCCAATCTTCTTTAGAATCAATGGCTATAATTTTCTTCTTGGTTGTCGGTTTGGGGCAGGCCGTAAGAATATCAGATATTTTCTTTGCGCCAGGAGCTTCAATAATGGACACTTGGAGGTTTTGACCAACCGTAAAGGTTTCACCATTCCCTCCGGCAGTCCCGGTTACGACATAGCAAACTGAAGCCTGTTTGTAAGTAGAGTAAAAGGCCAACTTGTCATCAAGGATAGCCCAGCCCTTCATCCCATAAAGTCCGTATCCTGATAATTTAGTAGCATAGGCAGTACCAGCCCCGTCCCAGGCGGCTATGTAGCAATCATACTGTGTCCATACGATATGATAACCCTTCCATATCTCATACCCCATAGTCTCACCCTGCACCCCGGCAGAACTTAGGATAAGCCTATTCTCCCTGTCATAAACCCCATCTATTCGCTCTTGTCTTGTGGGGGTAAATCTTAAAGGATTACCAACCGCAGAATGTATGATAGATGTCTCTTGGGCCAAATACAAAGCACCGTTGTTTATTCGGCCAAAGTTAGCAGGAGAAACATCGGTCGTGGCAGTGGCAACCAGTGTCCCGGCAGAAGTAGTTATTTGGTAATTCCCAAACCTTCCGGCAAGCATTACAATATATTCGTTACCCCAATTCACAAACTCCGGGGGGAATGCTATCGGCATAGCCGTGATAAACGTGGTATTGATTGCCCCATCACTGGTCTTGTTATAATAATTTACAATACCAGCACCACTCTCAATACCCCAAGTCAAGATATACTCATTGCCATCGCTTGACTTCCAAGCATGAATAACAATAGGCTCATGGCTGAACCCTGTTTTTAAAGACAGCGTTCCCACGTTATCCCCGTCATAAGACGTGTCTTCATTGATAAACCCGCCAGAGACTACCTGCATTTCACCCTTTGCCAGCATTTCAGGAGCGTCTTTGGAGTTCTGTCCTTTGAACCCGTCAATTATGTATGTTTTGCGTTTCATTCGCCTATCTCATCTCCTGGTAGCCAAGTTGTGCCGCCGTCTGCGGAATATTCACGAATAAGCCTCTCCCCGGAAACTCTTGTCCTGAACTTTGTGCCATGCAGTATTTCCGTAGCTCCGTCAAGTTGTAAATCACCAGTAACGTTAACTCCCCCGGCTAAATCAGAACCACTGTCAACGGTCAATTTATCGGATGCAATCTCATCTGATGCTGTCAGGTCGTCTGTCTGTATTCCACCAGTTACTATAATTCCGTTAGGGAATACGTTTGTTTGTTCTGCGGCCCCGCCAGTGATTGCATCTTCCTTCATGTCGTCAATACCATATCCAGGGGGAAGGTATGTAACCCTTCCCTTATTGGTAATTGAACCTATGCCGGGAGACTTATACCTCATTCGGCGCACCTATCGGAGCCATGTGTTTTAATGACCAAAGATAGTCTTTATATTCAGCTATTTTCTCCTCTGCCTTGGCATCCCCTGTGGCACTAAAATAAGCAACCAACGCCCTTAAAGACCAAAGCATTTCAGCCTCATCCGAAAACCCGGTAGTGGTTACGGAAGATGACAGTTTGCTCAATCTCTGCATCATATTAACTTTAATGGCATTGGTTACAACAGCGTCAAACTGCGGATAGACTATGATTTTATTATTGCGTAAAAAGAAAACGGGATTGTCCTGGTCATCGTAGTCATCAGCGCAGTCATCGCCATGCTCAAACGGCTGCTTCATTATGGCGGTTTTATATGAAGCGGAGGCGGCGTATTTAACGGCCACTCCAGTTATTTCCATGGGAACGTTGGATGTTGGATAGGAATATTCGGTCTGGGTATAGGCAACGGCAACAGTAGAACTGATATAGTCAACACTGGTATTAGTCTGAATATGCGAAGCACCCCAAGGTCGCAGGTCAGACAAAACAAGCGGCTTGGTCATGTTTAGGTATAAGTCTTTGGATTCTGGTGATAAAGTGGTTCCTCCAAAGGCTTCCATGTATTCGTGTGCTGTGGTTCTCGACATATACCCTCACAAAAGATGGGCCGGAGCTTTGGTAAACCCCGGCCCGGTTAAAATTACCGAGTGGTAAAGTCTGCTGTTACCGGATAGGATTTCGGGCGCAGGAGAATAACCACCTTCAAATCAATAGGACTTGATACAGGAGTTCCGTTATCTTCCCATACAACAGTCATCACTTCGCCTTTATCCAGTTTCTGCTTTGAGGTTGTGGCAGTTCTGGTAAACGCTTGATCCTCCAACGGCTGTAAGCGGGTAGCTTCACCGGTTCCAGCATAGTAAAGAGCGGTGTCCACAGTCGCCCGGTCGTTGGTGAATATCTGACACTCAAAAAAGTTGGTAACCGTGTCAGCGGCCACCACGCTATCGGAGGTTATCAGATAGGCAGCCATGATCTCACAAGCCATCGGGGCCACCCAAGCAATCTGTTTGCCCGATCCCGGCAGGGCCGAATCGGCAGCATAGGCGCTGTTGATAGTCAGGGTGATGATCTTGTCCTTGGTATAGCTGTTAACGTATTTGGGTAAGTGGTAGTCGGCATTGTCCTTACCTGCCTCAAAGTCTCCAGTCCCGGCATACGCCAACCCAGCGAACACCAACACCATCAGGGTGATTAAAAGTTTTCTCATGTTTTGATCTCCTTGGTTGAATTGAGCAACGGGATTTTATGCCCGTTGCTTTAGGTTAAATTATTATGTTATCCGATGTCAGTCGTGTTGTCCACCCCGTAGGCCATGGCGTGTGCCCGCAGGCAGTCCGTGTACATCTGGCTGTTGATCTTGACGTTGTTGATCCAGTCGGCGCTCTCTTCCAGCAACTGGAACTCATTCCGCATGAACCTGGGGGTCATGGCGGTACCCAGCATCCGCAGGAAACCCCGATCTACCACGGCCACATAGCCAGTCCCGCGCCAACGGGACAGACCGACCACCTGGATCGCCCCTGCGCCCATCATGTAAAAGACCTTCGGGAAGCCGAGATACAGCCCTTCGTCCTTTTTAAACTGCTGCTGCTGCTTGTTGGCGTTCTGGCAGCGCACCAGCACCTTCGGGTCAGCCACCAGGATTTTGTCCGATCCGGGGAGCTTCAGGGAAGCGGCCAGCAGGTATTCCACGATGTCAGCGGACAGAACGGCTCCACCGGCAGACTTCCGGGTAACCCGCCAGTTGGGGAACAGGGTAGAGGTAATGGCAGCCCCGGCGTTGTCGGTCAGGTAAGACCCGGCACTCTCAAAGATGTCCAGCAGCCCGTCCGCCTGGATGGCAGAGATGGCGGTCTTGGAATTGTAGCACCGGACGTAGTAAGCATCCGTGTCCGTGCTGGAGATGGCCGACAAGGAAGACGAGCAGGTAGCGGTCATGGCATCCAGGTCAAAGGCGGAGAAGGTGCATCCGGCCACGGACGGGACGGTCTTGGTAGCCACCGGCACGATGTCAAACTTGCGGGACGGCCCGGTCAGGATGTCAAAGGCCGGGTTCTCGGCGGACAGGAGCTTGGTCCCGTCCAGGCCGTAGAAGGTAGCGGTCGTACCAGAGCCGATGACGTAGCACAGTCTGCCATCATTGCGTCCGGCCAACTGCTGGGACTGTATCTCGTTCATCTGGGCAAAATAGGTCTTGATGATCTGATCCCTGGACATCAGATACGATTCACCCGATGATTTCAGCAGGGTCTCAATGGCAAAATCGTCAAAGGAGATCGTGCCGAACTGTGTCACCGGCTGGATGTCCGCCCGTGCGCCGCTCAAGGCTCCGGCTTCCGGGAACCCCCGGTTGCTGGCGTTGGCAGGCTCCATGTTCATGGAAGTGCCAAAGATCAGGGGAACTTCGTTGATCCGGCCCCAGGCTTTATTTTTGACAGCCTTGCCAAATAGCATAGTAGCGGCTTCGTCTCCGCCGTTGTCCGGCCCGCCGGTGTAAAATTGCTCCGTGGCTTTCTGATTCAATAACAGAGTATTGAGATCAAAAGCCAGGTTGGTTCTGTTATTCATAAGTTTTTATCTTTCCGGGATAAATAGCCTAAGTTTGGCGAATGTATTTTGCCTTGTCCTCATTGGCAAGCCTTTCCATCTCCGCCTCGTCTCGTGGCAGTTCATCCCCTTCTTTTTTGGGTTTGGGTGGTGTGGGCGGGGCTTTAGTGCCAAATCTTTCAGTTATGGCTTTTACGGCCTCGTCCGGTTTTACCCCAGCGGTGTACTGTTTACCCAAAAAGTAACCGATCTCTTGAAGGTTTAGGCGGGGACAGGAGGCTTCTATATCACGGGCAGCCTTTATCCACTTGGGCTTTTCTTCAGCTATCCGGGCATTTTCTGCCGCTTTGCGGTCAGCCTCACGAGTTCTTGCCACCGTGTCAGCCACCACTTCGGAAACTCTGGTCAGAAGCTTGTCCTGGTCAAAGTCCTGGTCAACGCCCTCTTCTTCCATGAACTCCTTAGCCTGTTCCTTTGTCCATTTGCCGCTTTTAACCATTTTCTTGGCAATGGCGACATTGGAGATGTCCTGGGCTTCTTTGAGAGCGTCCGCCTTGATTTTTTCGGCATCTTGTTTGGCACGAGTCCTTTCGGCCTCTGCCTCTAACCTGGCTGTTTCCCGTGCGGCTTTCGCCTGTTCGGTCAGACGGTTAAATCCCTTTTGTGTCGCAATCTTTTCATCATCCGACACATCGGGGTTGCCGAGAAAATCTTTTAATCCTTCTTCAAGTTCTTCGTCTGTTGCCTTTTTGGGTGCGGCAGGTGCCGCTACCGGGCTGGGTTCCGGTTTTTTGGCGGTGTCGTCCGCCTGATCTCCGCCTTCCGGCTTCTGATCACCTTCTGCTAATTCTTCCGAATTAAGCAGGTCTTTTTCGTCTTTCATTATAACCTTTCGGTTTGAGATTGTGCATCCGTTAGGACGCTATTGTTTTGCCACCGTTAGGCGGCTGTTAAGGTAATTTAAAGTTTGATAGTTTGCTCTTGTTCCGTAATTATTTTTTCTTCCTCCATTGTTAATTTGTCACAGTTCAAAATTGAAAGAATGGGTATTTCATAACTACCAAGATGAATATATTTGTTTCGATTGTCAATAGACAACTTATTGACTCCGTGCTTGTAAAACCTATCAGTTGGCTCCCCAACAAACACATTATAATCGCCAGGGACAATTGATAGAAGTTCTAATAATTTGTCCTTTGTCATTTTGTCCTTTCGGAACTTGTTATGGTTTGCAACGAACACAATAGTCTATATGATTTATGGTAATTGTCCGGTGAACCTTGTCCCCGCAGATGTCGCAGTATAGGTTAAGACCTTTGGGCCGGTATTGTGGGTTGGGGCATCCGCCGTGTCTTGGTGTGCTTCCCTTGCCCGGTCCGGCATACTTCTGTCTGGTTCCCTCTACCAAGTCCCAGGTGGACTTCATTTTCTGGGCCTTCCTCTGTGTTTTTCCTCTATGACTTCCGGCTCGGTCTGCTCCTCTACCGGCTTTTCCTCTATGACCTCAGGATCCAAAGCCTTGATCTTCTTGTCCAGCACATCCCGCTGGGCCTTCAGCGTTGCCAGTTCGCTCTTCACCCTGGCGGCTTCCCGGTCAGCCAGCGGCCCGGCATAACCACTGCAAGCACTCCCTTTGCAAGTCTTGTAACCCTTGGCGCAATGGGTGCCTTTCAGTTCCTTGCCAGCGTCTCCTATTCGGCAGTTGTCAATTTTCTTGAACTCCATTGTAGTGTCCTTTTATTTTATGGTTAAATCTGTGGTTGGCTCTACCTGCATTTCCGGTGTTTCCGGGGCCGGTGGGACAACCACGTTTTCATTCCCTGGTGTAGTGGGACCGGGATTCGGTGGGTTTAACGCTGCAATCTCCATCTTTTGGACCTGTAATTCCCGGTAAGTCATACCAGCCTGTATCATAATTTGCTTATCTTTTGGTGATATCTCAACCCCCATTGCCTCCCACATCAAGGCATCAAACTTGGCCCTCGGCAGCATCCCAAACATTCCTCCCTGTTTGTTCTGCTCAATCCATAGCAGAGCGATGTATTCCCGGCAAAGACTGTCAAGTGCCGATTGCCGGTCAGGTGTTAAAGACGGCCAGTCCTTGCCGCGTTTAAGGTCAGAGTGTATTTTAAGCCGCAGCAGTTTGTTGTGTTCCATCAGCGGGGTAAAGCCCTTGACCTTCCACTCTGTCAAAGTAACTTCGTTATAAGTAGTTTCCTTGCCCTTTTCTATCTCGCCATTTTGGATCTTGCGGTTGATGGATTCAGCTTCCTCGCTTTCAGGGTCTCTTGTTCCGGTAACGCTATATCCGGCCTGATCCATTATCCGGGCAAAGTCCTCACTGTTAAGTGATTCAAACACCCGCTCCCCAAATATATTAGCCATAGTCTGATAGACCTGAAGCTTGCCCTCTATGGTTGTCGGTTCGTTGATCTGGCTGCGGAATATATGATTTACGCCTTCGGTCAGATTTTCCTTCTTCCAAGTTATGGTATCGGCCCGGCCAGCGTTCAGAATGCAGAACGTATCATCCGGGGTTAACATGGACTGCATCAGCGTAGCCGCAAGCATCCATGATCTTGAAACACAATCCTCAAACATCAACTGAATGCCGGAGAGTTTTTCCTTAACCACTGTATATTGTGTTTTCAGAAGCTCCGCCGGTGTTCCGGCTGGCACCTGCTGGCCCAGGTCAGGGTTGATGTGCAGTAAGGACGCAAACATATTGTCCACTGCTACGGTCATGCTTGGGGATATGCCAAGGTTGTCCGGGCTGGGCGAAAACGGAATCTGCTCTTTTGGCCCTATTCCTTGAGCGATCAATGCTTGGTTGGGTCTGATTGTATACTGCCCGCCCGGTTTCAATATTATGTTATTGTCCAGCTTTTTACCATTGGCTGAAATTAAGGTATCTTCAAATCTATAAGTGGCTGGGTCTGCCTGCCGTCCGGCCTGTTTCAGTAGAGAATTGTTCAGATCGTTCCAAGCCGCCTGCGCCGGTAGTCCATCCCAAGCCGGGGGGATTCTCAACTTCTGGCCGACTACAATCTCTTGGGTTGACACAACTTCTATCGGCAACATCCCGCCGTCCAATGCTTCCTCAGCCACAACCTGGTCTTTGATAACCAGCCACTTTGTCCCGTTGGGCCACCACTCGGATTTATTCTTTAGCCCGACATAAAAGATATATTCCCGATCCATCTTGTCCAACGTGTCAACCATTTCCTGGGTTGAATCCAGACCGGCAGTGGTTAGGAACTGATTGGCCCTGGTGATGCTGGTGTTGTCGTTAATAAGATTATCGGCAAAGAATTTCTTTATCTCTGCCTTTTGGGTTGGGAACATCTCAATGGCTTCAGACAGTTTCATAACCATTTGGCAGACAACCAGCGATGCCTCGTTCATGGACGATTCTATCCGGCCCTCATAAGCCACGTCAAAGACATTCAACGACCGCAGTTTACAAACAGTTGTTGGTTTCTTTCCCGGAGCCTTGCTGTTTTGTGGCGCGCCCTTAAAATAGAAGTGATACGCCTGGCCGCCGCAGAAAATGTCAAACAACTGCCGAGAATAAAGGGCGGTATCAAAGTTCCAGACATAATCCTTGTGATACTTCCACCCGCCGGACACCATCCGGGCAGTCTCTTTATCCTTTGAATTGCTGGGGTCGGTTGCCTCACATAGGTATTTCGGCACTCCAACCTTGACCAGACTGCACCATTGCAGATAATAGTCCTTGATCTTGTTGAAATATAGATAGGATTCGGGCCGGTTCCGCTTTAATTGTGCCAAGTCCTCTTTGATCTTGTCCGATGTCAGGAACGTAGCGTCCTGTAAACCATACAGGAACGCATAGCAAACAGCGGCTTTTGCAAGGACATCATAGGCCGTAGTCCCTTCAAAGCCGTCCCAAACTAGCATGATATGTTTTGCTATCTCTTCCCGTGTTGGTAGCAGTTGTTCCATTTTATCCTCGGATTAAAATTAAAAAGCCCTCTATCCCTATCGGCTTAAATCCGGTAGAGTAGAGGGCGCAAGTCCCTAAAGGTTTATGTTTACTTACGAATCCTTGTTTTCCCCACTTTTACATATTCAGTCTTTTCGGGAGTGCCAGCAGTTGTCCTTTCTGTGATCCCAAGATAGGCTTCAAGTGATTTGATTTTGCGTGATTCGGATGTATTTTCCCGAACCGCCATAAGTTCAAGGATAAGTTTTCTGCTCTCTTCGTGTGCCATATCAAACCAGAAGCGGGTTTCTTTTTCTGCCTCTTTCCATTTCTCCAGCCGTTCCAGTCGGCCCCTTACCCCCACGCCAACACCCTGGACCTCGTCCGTTACGGATTTTAGGTTTATTCTAAGTCCGTCAATCTGTTTTTGCAATTTTAATATTGCCGAGCACATAAAAAATATAGCACCGCAAATTGCTAATATTGCCCAGATCATTTTATTCCCCTTTGTTTTGATGGTTTATTCTCGTGGCCAGTGGGTTGCCGAGTTCCAAAGCTGGAATACTGTTGCTCGGATTGTGTGCTCTTTAGGCAACCACCGTATCTACTCCGCCAATTTTATTTAAACACTATTGGTTTGCCTTGGGTATTCTTATTTGCAATCCACAGCGTTTGCAGGAAAATAACTTATGGCTTTGAAAGTCAAATTCCCCCAGAATATAATCTCCGTTGTGTTTATGATCGCATAGTATATCTTTTTGTCCCTTTATTGACATCGGAACACGGCACATATCATATAGTTCTTTTGCTTTAACTAAAGGGGCTTCATGCAACGAAGTTGTGTTTAAAAATTCATCAATATCTTTGGCGGTAAGTTTTGGTTTGTGTTTTATCCCCTTACTTTTCCAATCATCATAGCGGGCTGGTAAATCCTTAATGTCTACTGGCAACCATAACTTTACCACCTCTCCGTTCTTGGTCTCAATCAGCGTTGTTCCCTTGGCCCGGTGGACGGCCTTGATTATGTCGGTCAGGGAGTGGCTCATATTGCTGGAAAAGCAAGGTCTGTTTTTGTTATGAATTTGCAGGACACCCGCGCATTTTTCCCGTTATGTAGAAGGCGAATAGCAAGATGGGTATTGTTGTTGAATGCTACTAATATGTCTTCTATTCTTCCTTCCGGGGTATTAAGCATTTCATCTCGCACTCGTTTAATAGTAAGGATTTCAATATCATTATCATTAAGTAACGTAATCCCATAGACCATTTTTAAGGCATTCCTTTCCCACGAACCAAGACATTTTCCAGCCTTTTTTACGGCTTGTGCTTCTTTCTTTTTGTTTTTCTCAAACTTAAAGCATTTACCGCATTTTCTACAGCACCACACCGGGCGATCTTCCATCAATATAAATTCATGATTATTGTTGCCCATTTTATCCTTCCTCAAATGCTTCGTCTGCTATTTGCTTTGTCCTGATTGCGTCCCGTTCTTTAGCGGTAAGTTTTTGTTTTGGCTTGTCCTCTAATCCGTGCCACTGCGCCGTTGTATACGCTATTGTTAAGGCATCAGCTCTGTCGGGACTTGACAACCCCCGTTTTTTCATTAACTCCTTGGATTCCACCTCTATCTGTCCATCACTGGCAATATGATATTTTCTGCCTGTTAGTTGAGCGATTAACTTGTTGTCGTTAGGGATAATTATTGTCCCGTTTTTTAAAGCATCTCTAATCGCCCACCACGCCGCCGATGTTCTGTTGGCAAACTTCCCGTACTTAACCGACTTATCAAGCGCCCAAAACGAATAAACCTTTTCAACCTTTAATTCCTTTAGCCGAGTTATTACGCCATGACCTACACCAATATCGTCAATTCCCGCCGGACATTTGTATTGTTCAGCATATAACTTTGTTTTGCCTGTGGTTCGCATCTCGTCCTGACCGTATTGGGCATCAAGTATCTCTACTTTTCCATTGTCATAAAGGCAAATTACAGATTCATCCCCTTGTGGCGAATATGCGACATCAACACCTAATGCCCGTTTCCCATCCGGGTTTACCTCTACCCGTCTGACCGCATTAATACACCATGTTAAACTAATTAAACTATCGGCTGACTGCGAGGGAAATTCACCCTTAACAAAACATTGATACCAGCCGGAATCGGCCCCGTATTCCTGCATCCGCTCCCAGACCCATGCTGGGGTCACTAACCTGGGGTAGGGTATCGGCCCGGTAATTTTTGCTTGCCAAGTGTTATTAAATATATCCGCCTCTGTGATTCCAAATGTAGTAAAATTAGGCGTATCAAAAGCCGATATCGTTATCTTGTGCCAGATATCAGACCCAAAATTATCAAAGTAATGGCCCGAAGCCTCTACCGGATTGCTGATCTTTACATATTTGGAGTTGGCGGACGTTATAAGCGATTTGGCCGCGGCATCCATTTCAGACGGAACCCCGCAGGCCTCATCCATCAAAACAAGGATATGATCTTCATGCCGGCCCAGGAAGGCTCCCGCTTCGTTGGTGGATATCCCCACCGCCCACCAGGACGGTGCGATCTCCCACCGACACTCGGTTAGCTTGCCACCAAGAGGAAATTTTGAAAGAGCGTATTGCCTGTTAATCTCGTCCCAAAGAACATCTTTAACCTGGCTCCAAGTCTGCGCCGTGCTTATGATTTTTGCATTTGGCCAAGCGAAGAGGAAGTCCGTGACCAAACGGGCGGCGGTGTGTGACTTGCCTGATCCGTTACAGGCCTTAACACAGACATACTTGTGTTCCCAGACTGCCCGTATGATCTCTTCTTGACCGGCCCAGCTTGGTTCGTTGGGCCACAGTGCCTTATTGACTTTGACCGGGTCTGTCCGCAGGGTTTCAATAATGATTTTGAGATCATTTTTCATCTACTAAACTTTGTGCTAATGCCGCCAGTGAAACAATAGTGTCGTCATCTAATCCGACCTGCTTTGGCACAAACGATGCTGCAATCTTCATTGCCTCATTCTTGTTGTCATCAGCCCACTTGTTAAACCCAGTTTGCCCCATCTTACGTAACCAAGTTGCCGTGAAGGTTTTGAGTAAGTGGGTTTCATGCCTGTCTTTTGATCCGGGCTTCCTGCCCCCTGTTTTTCTTCCTTTAGCCATTGTCTATGTTAGATTTAACTGGTTGATGTTTCAAATTGTTTTGGGAGCCTCTATCTCTTTGCCTTATCTCCCTTTTCTTCTTAATCGGTGTTAAACGGACGGGGCGCATCGCCACAAAGAGACCGATTCTATTTGGTTGACCGGGATTAAACTTAGCATCTTCAAAACCCTTGTTACTTTCCTGTTTATCAGGATTTTGGAAACAAATTAATCCAAACATTTTGTCCTGGCTGGGTCTTTGTCTTTTTGCAAAGTTTCAAAAATTCCCGCTCCCTGTAATTCGGCTTGCCAATCTGGACGGTTAGGTATTTCTCATTGCTTTGAGGAGCGTTTTTGAAATGCACCCTTGTTACAGATACCCGTTTTTTATACCCCGGCAAAAACACCACTACCCTCTTTTTGTCCTTGTCTGGAACTATGATGTCAATAGCCTTTTGTAATGCGAATATAATGGATAGGGTGTCGTTAATGAGTTTCATTCCTATTCCTCTCCCCGTAGCATTTGCCCCAGCATAAAATGTAATTGCTCTGCCATGTGTTTGCTTTTAATGGTGATTGCTCCGTTTGCCTTGTCGTTTGTTGCCATAGTTATTTCACACCAATCAGAATTACTGCTCTTGTTGACAGCAATCACCTCATTGGTTTCTTGCGCCTTCATGGTGTAATTAGATTTATAATATTTGTTCGCCATCAAACGCAAAAAGCCCCAAGCCCGTCCGTGTTGGACAGGCCCGAGGCTTCGCTGCTGCGGCACGATGAGGGGCGTATTGCGATGCGCACGATCATTCTCCGCTGTGGTTTACCCGGCGATATAGGATGTTTAATCACACGGCATGAAGCCGAATTTTGTCGCCGGGGTTCCCGCCAGTCCTTACGAAAGTTGGCGGTATTGAAACAATCCCTATCCCGGTTTCGGGAATTGTGTCCTTGCGTATCAGTCGGCCTACTCGAGAAAGGCTTTGATCCGGGGCGCAAGTCCTGGCATTGTGGCCAAGATACCTCCAATGGGTGCGGCCTGACCGTCCCTTATTGGATTGAGTTATCTTACCACGATTATACTGGTAATGTCAAGTATTATTTATAATTATTTTACATCCTTGTAGAAGCCCGCCATCATTGCATCCTGGCCGAAATCATCTTTTTTTATGGAAACTGTCCGGCCTGTAATTTATAATACTAAAAATAATTGCCATTGTAACCCATTGAAACATAAGGCCATATAATTACCTTAAAAATAGTTATAAAAAAGACTTGACAAATTAAATAAAATCTGCTAAAATAAGCACAATTAAAAACCACTACTTAATGGAGATGCAAAATGTCAAAAGCAAAGTTAACCAACAAAACATTAGACAACCATAAAACCGCCGTGGCCGCTGCCCGCGATTACTGGAACGATATTACCACTTGCGCCCCGGCCCTCCACCGCAGAATCAAGGGGCTTTACCGGGCGAGGGGTTGGCCCTGGCCGACTAAGTGGACGGGGGCCGGGCGAAGATCAAAGTATTATGAAAGGTAGGCCAATGGCTAATTGGGTAAAAATAACAAAAAGATATCAAGTGCCAGATGCAAGCGGTTGTTATGTTATTTTTGATCTGCCAAATAGTGTTATATATGTCGGACAAAGCAAAGATTTGAAAACCAGACTATATCATCACCCACGTTGGCGGGGAGAGAGATATATTAAATTTAGTGTTTGCAAAACAACTAAAGAACGATTATTGTTGGAGCGCTTTTTAATAGCAAAATTAAAACCCGTAGAGAACAAAAGCCCCGGAGTTGTTGTAACAATATTTGATAAACTTTTTAAAATACGAAAGCCGGTTAAACCTGGGGCCAATATCATCCAATACAATATAAAAACAATGGCACCGAAGCGGGGCCGCAAGCCGGTAGTAAACTACCAACCAACAGCATAGTCTACCATGTCCTGACGGATGCCCTTAATGCGGCGCATGAGATTAACGAAACAAGGAAAACATGAAAGGGGAATGATGGATAGATACAGAATAGAAGTCGGTTACAGCACGAGGAACGACAATTCTTTTATAGATGAAAATACTGACAAGAACGGCGAATGGGTAAAGTATGAAGATGCCCAATCCGAACTCACCGCCCTTACCGCCCAGTTTGCCGAGGCAAAGGCGGAAATATCTGAACTTCTGCATCGTCAACACGAAAACATTATTGAAGCTTCCGAGGAAGCCATTATTGGTGCCGAACTTATATTGGAGCAAGCACAAAAACATCACGAAATAGAATCACTCCAAGCCCAGCTTGCCTCGCTTCAGGCAGAGAACAAGAGGCTGGTGGAGAAAGTTGAGTGTCCTAAAGATTGTTGGTTGAAAAATCATAGCTATCCACTGATGGATGGATGTGATATTTGTTGTCGTAAACAAAATAGACCCGACAAATACCAGCAATCCCTGCCCAAGCCCGGGGAGGTGGGGAGATGAGTTCTAATACTGGTGAAAACACACACCTGAAAAGGGAGGATTATGATTGGGTTTGTAACGACTGTATGAAGTATATTAAAACAATCATGGTCTGCAAACAGTGTGTTATCCCAAAATTAAAAGCAGTTGAAGCCACCCCAGCGTTAAAGCTGGAGAACAACAACCAATAAAAGGAGTATCCCAATGAAAAAATCCCTGGCCCTCATGGTAATCGTCGCCCTGGTGTACAGCATCA